CAAGCTTAAAATTTTACTAACTTGTTCAATCGGCCAAGCCCATCCACGGTCAAGTTTGCCACCGACATCGTGTTGAAATACAAAATCTCCAGCATGTGTACTTACATCCCCAAAATAAAATTTTAAATCTTTGCCTTCTGTTTTAGCAACAAATGTTGTTTCTTCGCTATTGGCGTTAATCATCATCTTAAGTCGTTGTACACTAGCTATTGTGGGGTTAAAATCAATACCCCAGTTAACGCTTTTCATTGTGACACTCTTAAGCTTATCATTAACAATTTCACTGCTCATAAAGCGATAATCATTTCGAAAATCACCTGTGGCATTTTCAAAGTGAATACCCACCGGAACACTTGTTCCGTTATGTTCTTTTGTGTTAATGCTCATTTTTGCATTCTCTTCATATTCTGGAATACTAAGAATAACACTAAGAGTTTCAAGGTTGGGCATTCCAAATGTACCTAAAAACTCTGGTACAGGATTATGAAATTGTGCTTGTAAAATAACGCTACGGTCTTCGGCTAATCCATCTAGTTTAGTTTCACTATCTGTTCCGCTAATTTTTACTAGATTAATAAATCCAAGTTTATGCGTATGCTGAACAATATCAAGTAAGTAGTCTTTCATTAATTATTCCTTAAGTTAAAAGCTGTTTATATAGTATACATGTATTCAGGAAATAAGTCAAATTCCTTTAGCCTGAATTAGCCAAATAATTGTACCAGAATATTTTTCCCATGCGTCTATTTTTCCCGGACAATTATTCCAATCCTGTTGTAAGTTTCTTATCCATTCCTCTGACGAGACTTTAACTCTGTGACTGTTAACCCAAGCCATAATATCTGCTGGTACATCTTCTAGTTTAGGTTTTTTTAGAATAATTTTTACATCCGGGTAAGAAAGTTTTTGGGTTTTTAAATTGCCGGGTTTTTGCACTATTATCCAACTCCATACCCCGTCGTCGGTAGACCCATTATCAGTTATATTATATCCTTGACTATAAAGCATGTTACTCATAAGTTCTTTTGTACCATAACAACGAAAATTATTAGATAGCAATTCTAAACTACGACGCTCTTCACAGTTGTTATAGCTAAGTAGAAATCTTCCTCCCGGTCTAAGAATGTTGAATATTTTTTTTGTTATATCTTTAATAGGATCTAATGGTAAGTATTCAAAAAGGTTAATGCACACAGTAAGTCCTATTTGATTCTGTGGGAACTTATCTAAGTGATTATATATGCGTAATCTTCTTTTAGCGTAAAATTTATTAAACTTATTGCGTACAAGATTTACTATACTCTCTTTTTCACAATACACATACAAAGGATCACTAGCAACCATGGCATGTGTATATCTTCCATCAGATGGATTAATGTCTAAGGAAGGATACTCCCACGCATTATAGTATTGAATAAATGATTTAACTTTTTCATTAAATATTTTACTAATAAAATTATTTAAATTTATTGCTTCTTCAACAGTCCATAATAGACCAGATTTACTTTCGTATGTCTCATAATTATGCTGTAATATTTGAATCTCTCTCTTTCGTAGCTCTTGGTGTATAGTGTTTATTAAATTCTTTTTTGCTGTTTCGAATTCTTGTTTAGCTATATTAAGATTCGTAAGACTATCTAATAGTTGATTGTGTACTGTTTTGTTTTTCCAACGTTGAATTTGGTTTTCTATAACTTGCTTATTATGGGCAATATTATCGTCTATATTAATACAGATAGTTTCTGCTTCTCTATGAAAGTGATCAAGAAAACTGTACTTTTCAAACAGGCTATCTTCCATTAAATTAGCTCCTATAGATATTTATATGAGCATATTATTCAAAAGAAAATAAGTTATCAAATGTGTTTACTGTTTGTGTTTGCTCCCTTAAATTCCAACCCAATACTCCTAGTAAATTATCAATCTTTTGGTCAACAATTGCTGTTTCCATATCCAAATCATTAAATGGCAATTCTTTAAACCACGCCGGAAGCGTTGTTCCGTCCGTTGGGTAACTTACGCTTGTATACCCTAAGGGATTGGGCTTTAGTTTACACACAATTGTTTTCATTCCATCAACAATTTGCATGCTGTAGTTGTCGCTGTTTAACTTTCTAAGATAATTCCAGTTCATAGCAGCACGAACATGCCCTGGCATATTTGCTCTTCCTTCGCGCTTCTCTTTTGCTGTATACATTGTAAGATTATTAACACGCTTTGGTGATCCCTTTTCCCAGCCCGCCCGCTTATGAAATTCGTGTTTAAATTGTTTAATTTTTTCTACCAGGTCAGATGCCTGTTTACCTGTTAGAACATCAAGCAATATATTACTTAAAAAATCTTGCATAACTTTTGGAGTGTCGCTGCGTTTTAGATCAAGCCCCATTGCTTTAACTTTACCGACGCCGCCATCTTTATCTTGTCTATAGCCATCCTGGTTATACATTAACATAGCATAACGTTTTTTGGTAATATATAACCCTCGAGTAGCAACTATCTCTAGACTTGCCTTAATAATCTCGCCGTTATCTCTTGGACAATGAAATGCTGTTTCCATGAATAAAGGAAATGTTTCGTTTAAAGCATCAACTATAGTATCATACAATTGTATACATGTTTCTTTACCCCACTTAGTTCTACCTTGCTCTACTTCGTCTTTTATTATAGGCCAAACACTATAGTGAACAGAATCAGTATCTCCATATATAATAACGTCGCCTGTGTGATCGTATTTTCCTGTTAGTAAATCATTAACTTTTGCGCTCATATGTTTAGCTATACAACGACCTGTTAGCGTAGTGGACTGCCCTATTCTGTGGTCAAAAAATCGGCAGCCCGGATTAAGAATAGCGCCATATAAACTGTTCAAATTAATCTTCATGACTAATTGCCGCTTATCCCAAAATGCCTTTTCTTCAGCTGTCGTTGCATCACGCATTTTTTTCTGCATAACCTTGCGTTTTTCGTACCATTGTTCTAATAGTCCAGGTATAATACCTTTCTTTTTATGGGTAAAAATTGTGCCGTTAGCACTAAGTACCCATGGATTATTACTATCAAAAACAAGTCTCCAAACATCATAAGCACTTAGTGTGTCACTATCTCCCTTCTCCCAATCAATAGTAATTTCAGTGCCTTTTTCTCCTGCCATAACAGCTTGATATTCTTTGCTACCAAATTCGCCCTCCCATGCTTCGGCAAAACTTTTTTTCTCACCTATCTTAGTCTTAATAGCATGATCTGTTAATGTGGGACGCAATTGCCCAACTACTGTTTCTGGTGCCATGTTTAATGCACGAATAACACCGGGATACAGGCTGTTTATATCAATTGACCCAACCCATTCATGCATGCCCTTTTTCGGGTAAGCAACATAAGCGCCTGCCGCTGTAGTTGGTTCGCCGTCTCTATTGCGACGTTTAGGAACAATTAACCCTTGTTTGTGAGCTTCGTTAATTATTGCTTGCTCCACAATAGCAACAGTGCCCGTTGTAGCTTGTAGCAAAACTGTGTTGGTATGTGCTAGTTCATTAGCTAAATCAATAAGTTTTAATTTCTTATCTAGCTTGTGTAACAGCATACAATCTTGTCTGTTGTAGTCTATAAATGTGTGAAAATCTTTATTATATAGTTGATCTAGTGTGCCTTCGTATGCAAGCTTGCGTTCGTTAAGTTCATATTCACAAATTGCATCTAAACTGTAACTATGCATTTCGTGGTATGTAAATTTGCGATACAACTGCATATAGTCTAGATGTTGCCTACCTATTAGGTCAAACGTCATAATTTCTGCACCAAAACGTTCAAATGTTCTTTTTCTGGGGTATTGGCCCCATAAGCAGAATTTGCGTGTGTCGTCCTTGCTTAACACCCGCGTAACACGTTGTATTGTGTATGGGATGTCGTAGCCTTCTGAATTCCAGCCACTTAAAATATCAGTATCTTCAATTAGTTCTAAGAATGTTTTTAAAAGATCTGCTTCATTATCAAACAAAAATGTGTTATCAAATGGGTTAATAATATCCTTTGCACTTTCTGTGCTAAGACTTTTGGGGGGAATTGCAAGCGTAATAAGTTGATCCAGCCAGTCTAAATAAAGTGATATTGCTGTGATAGAATTAAAGGGATCTTCTGGTGTTGAGTACCCACGTTCCGGATCAAAATCTACTTCAATGTCAAAGAAGCATACTTGTAAGTTTGGGGCGTCAACACCAAGATAATTATTAGCAAGACAACGAAAAACTGGGTTAAGATCACTTTCCCATAACCCTTTTTTGCTATGAAATTTTAGTTCCTTTTTAAACTCTTTACTACTATGTGTAGTAAATCGACTTACAGGATTACCATAAATTGTTTGAAATTTACCGCGCGGATCATTATAATAAAACACATAATTGACCGGAAAGTCTTTATACTCTCTCTTGCCATTTACACGCTCAACTACATAAATCTTGTTGTTGTCTCTGTCAATGTGGGCGTCTACGTAAGACATGTATGTTTTTTAATGTAATTTTCCAACAGTAGCAAGAATATTCTCAAGTTCTGCTAAGTCTTCGCTATGACGAGCAAAATCTGCTTTGTACGCTGTACGTACAGCTTTCTTAAGAACTGAAGATTTAATTTGCATTTCTTCAGCAATTGCTTTTACTGTGTCATTAAGACCTTCGTTTAAATCGTCAACTTCCTGCATTACAGTAAGGCCTTCATTAATGAGGGTTGTTAGTTTGGTTTTCTCTTCTGGATTGAAAATTCTATCGCCTGCGCTCATTGAAATCTCCTATAATATGCTATTATTATACATGTTAATTAGTATTAAATCAATTTAAATTTTTAAGAATTGTTGGTGTTATTTAGGCATCGCTTCTTGATAAGGAAAGTCATACATTTTCAAGTCGAGTTCTACCCCAGATTCAAATCTATTTTTGTTACCTTCCCGCTCTTTTTTGCGGAATTCACCCATTTGACGCATACCTCTTTTAGTTTTTTCTCTTGCCTCTCGTAATTTTCTATTTCTTTCTTTAGTATATTCAAATCTGTACAGCTTATCGTCGCCTTTTATTAAAACCCAAAGAGTAATGTATTTTTGTTTGATAAGAGTATCGATTCTGTGTGTTAGATATACCCATTTTCCTTCTGGTTCGCCATAGTATGGTTTGCCAATAAAATCTTTATTAGTATTAAAACTAATATATATTGCTGCAAACACTATAAAAACTATTAAGTATTTGTGCCAAGTTTTTCTCCAAAAAAGTGGAATAAAACATACAAAACCAGCAAAAATCCAAATCATCATTAGTTGAGTTGTGCTGTAATTAAAATTTAAAAATTCAAACATCATGGCCCTCTGCTCATTCCGCCCGGCCCATCGCCATCCGGAACGTCCGGAACAATCTGGTTTTTCATATTTGCAGGCGCATTAATTATCATACGGTCTGTTACTTCTACAGTAACATTTTCGTTATCATCAACGTTAAATTCAAATATATGTATCTCTTGTCCTTGTGCTTCTAGAACAACAATTTTTGTTTGTAGAAGATTCCATGGATTAAGTTGTAGTAATTCAATTTTTATTTCTTCTATAGCCTTATCGTTTTCTTTGCCGCGAGAACTATAATAATGTACAGTTACAAGGTAACGTCTAGGCTCTTTTGTGCGTATACTTATTACTTCTCTATTATAATTCCGTTCTATTAGTTCCCCTTGAGCGTTTTTATAACTATCATTTACTAGTCCAAGGTCGTCTCTATCAAGATTAATCATTGCCAGGTCTTTTCGCCTAAAACTTATAGTATGCCCTAAATTATCCTTAATCCAAATATCAATATCACTATTGCTTTTAGGATTCCATGTCATTATAATTAAGTATTCTGCTTTTGGATCAAACTCGTGTTTTTTTGCTACAGGGTTAATTAACATAAACGCTAATATAAACATAAATGCAAAACCCACTAGTAGGTTCATTAATAAATCAATAAATCCAAAGCTAGTCTTGTATCTTTGTCTGCTAATCATAGTGTTCCCAGCTATTTTCTAATATAACCATTTGTGCTTTAGTGAGTACACTGCAAATTAATCCCATAAGTGTGGTACTTAGTGCAGTACTCATACCAACAGCCATATGAGCTATAGCTGATTGAACATTGGCAATATTTTGAACGTCAAGATCAGCAAATGCGGTGCCAAGCATTAATAGAAATCCCGCAACTGTACCAATCATACCTAATGTAATCATAGCTTCACTGCCAAACCACACATAGTTTCCTAAGTGCCTTGTGTTAAGGTCACTAGGTTTTGAACTCATATATCCTGTTGTTAAAGTTGTAAATAGAAATAAAGTTAGAATAACTAAACTAAGCTTAGTTAAATCAGCGTCATATAATGCATGCCACCACCCCAATTCCCAGGCAATAATTGAGGCAAATATAATTGCGGTAAATTGAACCCACCATTTTAATAAAGTATGTTTAGGCATGTTAAACTCCTATATATCTTAACTGTGCTATACTATTTATTGAGTTTAATCTATAATAATTTTAATAATTTAGCCTCTCGATTGCATGTCATCTATAGCTTTTTTAAAAATATCTTCAGCTTCGTTAGTATTTGCGTAAGGGCTTACATTCAGACTTTCTATTCTACGATAAAACTCTTGTGAATGAAATTTACCTTTGAATTCGAACCCCCCATCACGCATTTTTTTAAATATATCATACCCTGTTTTACGAACGTCAGGTTCATCATGTGTTAAAGCACCAAGAGTATAACCTTTATAGTCCATTATGTGGTCGAAATCACGATTCTTAACATATTCCATTGTTACTTCTTCAAGTTTATTAATAGACTTGCGAATTTCTTGTACTAACATTTTAGTTCTCTTCGCGAGGCGCACTATACATATGTGCTGTTTGTAATGCTTCCATTGCTAGATTAAGCTTTTCATTTGCGTCAGCAATGTATTGGCTGTTACCGCCTTCAGAAAGCACTGCGCCACTAAGAGCGTTGCCTTCACTAGTTAGGTCGAGCAAACTTTCCATTACACGAAAAATAGCATTAAAACCCTTGTCAATTGCTTGAGCTTTAGTAGTAGTTTCCCTTACAGTGCTACTAATAGTTGCTAAGTCGCTGCCTTGTGCAACTTCTGCTTTTAAAAAATCACTAAATCTTGTTCGAAGGTTACCAACCATGTCCTCTTCAGTTTTTTGCTTTTTTTCTGTTATTGGAGTTGCCC